GTTTATGCGCTGTTAAACCGTATTCTAATACTTACCTTGCACGCGTGGGAGCCTCATTGGTTACTTTGGGGTACATGAGCGCACTATACTCGCGGGCACTGTTTACGAGGTCGGCCATGCTTATGGGTGGCTCGCCGTTTTTAGCTCGATCTGAGTTAATCTTAGCCAATGTCTCTACAGTTTTAGCTCCAGATTTATCTGTTGAAAGTTCCTGCAATACCATCATTCCGGACTTAAGACGCTCAGCTTGCGTGTTCCCTGTTCCCAACATCATGGCTGTACGAGCTTCGCCTGTTGGCATAAGCGCTCTTGCGTCTGCTCTGGCTTCTGACGATGCGGCCCGTGCATTTAGCCCGCGCTCTTTAATCATCATTCTGCTGGTTTCTTCCGCATTGTTAGTCATGTTGTTGAAAAGACTAGCAGCAACGTCGGCTTCTTTACCCGTGATCTGCGAAATAAGCCCTGTGAAGCGATCAGCGGAGTCCGCCAAACGCTCGTTAGCCCGGTCTGTGTACATTTGCGTGTCTTTAAAGTCACCTTTGGCTTCTGCACGACGAGCATTTTCAATGTCCGCCATAGCTTTGGTGCGTTCTTTGGCAGCTTTCTTGAACTCTTTAAGCGCATCACCGTAGTCGCCCATGCCAACCATAGCGCCTTTGGCAATGTTTGTAGCCGCGTTTGGAGACTCTCCGGCAGCCATAGCCAAGAAGCCTTTCATCAAGGACATGAGGCCCGACTTCTCTTTGTCTGTAGTATCTTGCAGTTCTTCTTTTTGCAACATCTTCTCGTAGTTTGCAAAAGCTGGCCCTTGCGCTTTGTTAAATGCTTCAAGTTGTGCAAGACGTTCATCTCTTTGGTTAAGGATGTCTTGACGTGCTTGAGCTTGTTTTCCTTCTAAGCTGAGTATTTGCCCCTTCGAGTCGTATAGCTCGCTGGCTTTTGATTTTGCACTCGCAGTCGTAGGCGCGGCTGCTGCTGTGGGCATGTAACTTGTGTCAAGTCTGGCAGTACCCGGAAGAAGGTCTGCAACGCCCCCAGTATTTGGTGCGGCATTGGGAGCGGGGGCAGGTGCGACTTCAGGCGCTGCGGCAGGTGCTGCGACTTCTGCGGCAGGCGGTTTAGCTTGCTGTGGCTGCGCCCTGTCTGACGGGCCTTCCAGTGTGTAACCGGATTTAATATTGTCTTTTAAAAACTTCTCGTATTTACTAGACACGGGCGCTTTGCCGGGCACTACATAGTCCAACATGTTTGCACCAAAAGACCCAATATCAAACCCAAGTTCGGCTATACCACGCGAGAGTCCTTCACCGGCTCTACTAAACTCACCTTGCCCAACGTCTCGAAGGGTTCCCATCAAAGAGGTGTCAATGTTATCGGGGCCTTTTATTTTGTAGTCGCCCATACTACCAATAGCTTCAAGACCTAGTCCTATTGGGCCAGCTTTCTTTAACACTTTAGCCGCGCCGCTACCAGCTTTTTCACTGATTTTGCGCAGTAGTCTTGGGTCTTCTGGTGTAGCCGTAGCTTTAACAGAAGATGTCGGTGTAGTCGAAGCGGCTGGCGCTGCTGCTTTTTGTGGGCCGGAAGTTTTGTCGGCAAACTCCGTGAGTATTCTTTGTCTTTCTTTTGGACTTGCGTTTGCAAACTCAGAGGTCTTGCCTTCTTTTTTCAAGAACTCTTTAAAGCGTTCTTCGTTGTATACACCCGCCGCGTAGCCCGGCACACCACCGCCAGACATACGAACCACAGGTTCACTACGCTGGGCAAAGTCATACATGCCTCCCTGCGCCATGCCGTTTTGTCTGGGGACATCATCACCATCGCCGTAGCCAGCAATACCGCCATCAGCCATGCGCTCAATATTCCGAGCAGGTAAACGCCCAATACCGTAATCTTCTGGCAAACCACCTGCCGCCATACCAGTCACATTACCCATAGCATCAACAGCAGGGGCTTCAGACATACCAGCAATAGCGGCATCTGCCACCTTGGGTTGTGGCATAGCCATTCGAGCTTGCGCGGCTGTACGCAACTGCTTGCGCTGATTGCTCTCAGCAACAGCCAGAGACAGAACATAGGGATTACCTTTGTTCATCATGGCGTATTGTTGCAACATGCGGTCAGGTAAACCGCGCAGGGTTGTCGTGATTTGGTTTACATCAAACATATTCTTAGCCCATGTTATAGACAGCTAACTCAGCCAGACCAGCAGGGCGGCTTTCCAAGTCTTGGGTAGCTCCACCCTTGGCACCAAACAATTTAGCGCCAGTCAATGCTGCACCGCCAAGACCTGCGATCTGAGACACTGCTGAAGGGGGTTGTGCGTACATTGCAGAAGACTGTTGAGTCAATGGTAAACCTCGGATCATGTCGGACATGAATCCCAACTGTTTGTACGGGTAGTTCTGGTAGTTCAAGAAGTCTTGATACTCGGTGTTCAGTTGATTCTGCATCTGCTGTTGTTGCTGAGCGCCAAACTGATTCTGAATATTTAACAACCCAACGTTTTGTCCGTACTGCGTGTTACCAATGTCAGCCAAAGACTTAGCGCCTGTCATGGCTGTCTGTAGACCTTGAAGTCCTAACCCGGCACCGAACTGTTGCTGTTGTGCGTTGAGTTGTTGACCTGCCAAGTTCTGCGCTTGAGATTGGTTGAACTGGCCCATGGCCTGTGTGTACGCGTCTTGCAAACCCTTGGCTTGGATGTCACCCTTTTGACGCATTAAAGAAGCGTTGAGTTGGTTATTGGCAAGAAGATTGCCGCTACCACCAAAAGCACCGGAACGCGCAGCTTGGGCATTTTGCATTTGGCGGGCAATTTCCCCCTGCCGCTGTGCGTCTGATTGCTGTCTTGCAACAACCGTGTCCATGTACGGAGACATGTATTGGCCAACTGCGCCTGTACCGGGTTGAAACTTACCGGCTGCATCGTAGCCGGGCAGCGTGTTTGTTCCCGTGAACTGCTGTGTCTGATATGGATTGAACGTGTACTGCGTATTGAGTGCACCCAAGCCTGCCAAACCCGCCATAGCGGTGGCATCACCCAACTGGGGGGCAGTCTGCATCAATCCGGCATTTTCAAAGGACTGTTGTTGCAGTGGGGTGAACTGCGCTTGACGGTCCCGCATGTACTGCATGTAAGGGGTTTCGTCGACGTCCGTCAGCAACTCAGCTTTGCCTAGCAAGTTTTCTGCAAAAGGCGCTATTACAGGCGCAAAGCCTGTTTGGTACTCTTGTATTTGTGTTGGTGTTGTAGCCATGATCTATTCCTTACGCGGGAAGATATTTGTCAGCGCGGCTGTTAGCCGCTACTTTGTTTTTGCCTGTGGTCTTGCCGCGTGCTTTTTGCACACGATCCATCATGGCGTAAAGTTTCTTAGCGCCTGCATCTGTAGAGCCGTTACCTAGTTCAGACACAATACGCGCAGGGATCACAAACTCACCATCGGCAAGGCGTGCGGGTTGTTGCTTCTGACCAATCGTTGCAGGGATGCTGTCAGACACGCCATCACCGGGGCCTTTGAGCAAACGGCCACCATCAGAGTAAGAACCGAGCGAGCCAAGACCACCACCAATAGCGTAACCGGTAGCCCCACCCATTGACATGTTCTTAGAACCGTAATTTAGTTTGCCACGAGAATAGTAACCGCCTACAGCATCAACACCATTAACAGAATCAGGACTTATGGTGCTATCAGGAATACTGTTGTCAGGCGGCGCAGGATTAAATCCAGAAATACTATTTGCGTTATTTCCCCCAGATGGGCCTGACGGCCCGTCTCCGCCACTTTCTCGAGCAGCATTAGCCAAAGCTGCCGCAGTTGTGTAGCCTTCATAGTCGCCAGCAAACGGACGGCCTTCGGCTTTACCGTATCTGAGCCAGTGCTCGTATGCAGATGTAAAGTTAGACTTGCCTGACTTCATCTCAGCCGCAACATCAGGATTGGCCGCAAGGTACTCAGCTTCGTTAAAGTAAGTCTGCGGCTGGCCGGGGACTCCTATAACTTTCTTTGTAGTGGCTGTTGTAGCTACGGGCTTTGTCATCTTTCTACCCAGCACAGCTTCGTCATACCGCGCCATAACGGGTCTATCTCTTGTCTCGGCTTTACGCTGCGTTAAATTCTTACCTTTACCCATTAAGAAGTTGTACGCATCCAACGAGTCGTCGGTCATCTTGTTGTACGCGGCATTATGTTCAGCCGGAGTTTTAGGCACTGGGGCGGTGTAGCCCAAGCTTCCGCCACCGGCTGTGTATGCGCTCTTGACCCCCTCCATGCCCGTAAAGCCGCCGTATGGACGACCGGGAACGTTAGGCACAACTGTGCGTGTTCCGTCAGGATTTGTAATGATGTCGCCGGGGGTGGCGATAGAAACAGTATTGCCTTTGTAGTCCACGCCCGTAGCAGGGCCGGAGCCGTAGTTACCATACGCACCATTATCGTAAACAGTAGCGCCGGGCATCTGTGTGGCTCCGGGAACAACGGATGTAGGGGGTACGACGGTTGTGATTGGGGGTTTGACAACAGGTGGTGTAACTGTTTTAGGCGTAAACAAACTGCCAAAGTCTTTACCTGTCGCGGCCTTAACATCACCCACGCTTACGTTGGTACGCTGTAATTCTGCAAGAGCCGCATTCTGAGCATCGGCTACAGACATTTTTCCTGTATTGATTAAGTTCTGTAACCCGCTTGTGACGTAGTTAATGTTGCCGTACAAACCTTCCAAGCCAGCTTGATCGCCCGGTAAAGCACCGGCGGTGTAGCCAATCTGGTTGTAAAGCTCAACAGGTTTGCCAGTACCTGCGTCAATTATCCCGCCAGTAAAACCTGCGTCACTCATAGCCGGTTGTGTTAAAGCGTACTGAGCGCCTTGGGACAGCCCTGCATTTTGCATGGCAGTAGCCAACGCTTGATCCTGTAAGCCAACTGCACTAGTAGCTGTTCGAAACTCAGAAGCGTCTGTAGTTGGTGCAATAAGGGTGTTTACAAAACGTTTTTCGTAGTCGGCTTGTTGGTTTTGTGTGCCAGTAGCGCGAGCAATGTCAGCGGCAGACACACCATATTTTTGCATATCAGCGGCAATTTGCGCGTCCGAAAGGTTTGGAGTCTGGAAGTATTTAAAGATGTCGGCGTCGCTTACACCACCGCCAGCCAAAGCCACAATGCCGCCCGAAGCCATAGGAGTTGTTTGTTGCTGTGGCTGTGGCGGTTGGTTTAAAGACCCCACCCCAAGTTGATACGGATTTTGGTTTTGGTTTTGGTTTTGGTTTTGGTTTTGTTGGTAGAAAAGTTCGCGCTGGCCTTGAAGTGTTTTGTTTCCAAACTCACTAGCTTTGACGGGCGTCATGGCCCGCATGCCGTACAGAGGGTCAGGCTTGCCTGTGTCTGGGTTAATGTTGTAGGCAAACTGCCGGATGTTGCCCGTATCTTTCGGGTCTGGTAACTTTGTGGTTGTAGGAACCATCATGCCTGCTGCAATTGGTGCAGCGGCCATACCAATATTGGTAAGGTTGTTTTTAGCAAAAGCCCCCATAGCTGCTGGGGTTGCCGTAGCTGAATTAAATCCAGCAGTCAATGTTTCCATAGGCGTTGCTGCGGCTAACTTTGAAGCAACTGCCTGCTGCGCCGCTTCTTCGCTTAAGCCAGCACCAACGGACTGTGACAACGCCCCTGTACCGGTTTTCATTAAGCTCTCGCCTAAACCCGCTCCACCATAAGCACCCAATCCGGCCATGAGGCCGCGAGACAAACTGCCAGTAGCCAAAGCCGTAATGCCCCCCGTAGCCAAGCCTGCCATACCAGCAGACATAAAACCGCCACCAATAGCCGCACCAGCAGGGCCAAGAAACGCGCCAAGGGCAATAGGGGCAACCGCCTTAAACAAGTCAGACAAGAGCCCAGCTTCGGGTAAACCCGTAGTAGGATTGATGGTCAACGTTGTGCCGTTAGCTTGGGCAAACTTTTGTAAGTTCCGGACTTCGTCCGGTGTCATGTGTACGAGTAAAGAATCGTCACCGCGACCATTGGCGGCTACCTGTTCGGCAAACTTGTGTAGGCTCATTTTTGCCTCTCAAAATGGGGGTTGTTTGATAATATCATGTTGACAGCGCAGACACAAATGAAAGTGTGGCTACGACGGAGGCGGTTGATGGTTTAGTTGGCGTGCCCGAAGCTGCGTAAGTCTGTATGGTTACATCCACATTTGTAGTTGACCAGTAGATTTGGACGTAGTCGCCTGCGTTCATGTTTAGAAAGTAGTTCCAGCCCTTGATGTCGTGGAACGGATCGCCGGGGTTTTTACGAGCAGGCAAACCGACTTTACCTGTGGAGCCTGTGATGTCCGTGCCGTTTTGTTTGAGCCAGATAAAAATATCGTATGGAGCATTACCAGCGTTTTGCACCTGCACACTAAACTGCAAGTTGTAAATACCAGCGTATTCCACCGTAATTTTTGAGCCTGTTTGTAGCGACACCGAGTTAGAAAAATCCGTTGTATCTAACGCCATCAACGTAGCTGTATTGGCTGTTGTTGTTTGACTGGTAAAGTCTGAAAAAGCTCCGTACGGAAACGCCAAATACCTGCCACCAGCATTGCCTGTAAGTTCTGTAAGCGCATTCTGTAGTTGGTTAAAGTACAGACGCAGGATGTTTGTAAATTGATCTTGGTATCTACGCTCGTACTGATCCGTACCCAAGGGTAAGTTGGGAGGTGCAGGGGTAATGATCCTGTTCTTGGATGTCATTAGCGTCTGCCGTCAGGACGAATATCTATACGCGGAGCGCCCAACTGCCAGACCGTGTTGATCTGGTTAGAGCTAATCTTGAAGATCATCTGGCGACCGCGCATGCGGGTAAAGATCATGCCGGTAAACTGCTCAGTAATCACGTACGTACTGCTCTTAGCCACGGGTTGTGACGCTGTACTTGTAACCCCAGACCCAGAATTAGCCAAGCCGTACAACGTCATGTCCACAGAAGGCACGGCTCCCGTAGGAGAGTTTTCAGCGTTTTCAAAAGTCAGATCAGGAAGGACGCGCCACACAAAACCAAAATTATGTCCGTCGCCAATATCAAACTCTGAGGAAGAAATGTAGGCATCAATAGCTGTAGTTGTTCCTGTTTCATTGTTGTTTAACCCATTCTCGTGATACACCAAATTACTGCTGTACGTAGCTGCCAAGGGGTAGTCAAGCAAGCCTGAATCCAACCACGCTGTTCGTGCCATCGTGCCGTAGTACCAGATTTTTTCTAGGTAGTTGTAAATGACGTAACGGTCAATGGTGAAGGAATTGGCTGAGCAATAGAACCACCAGACTTCGTTGAAGCCTTCGTTAGTACCGGCAAACACCTGCGCGGCTTGGGATTGGTTAAAGTCTTGAAATACGTAACGACGCAGGTCGCAGTTAAGCGTCTGCACACGGCCATCGTAGGAGTAAAACTTGTCTACGCCCATCCAGTACACGATACCGGAAGCAATCACGGCAGCATTGGGGCCTTGGATTGAAATGTTGTCACCAAGCAGTTGCGGTGCCCAGACGTATGGGGGGCCAAGGTATTGCAACGAATAAACGCTGGAGTCGGTAAACACCAACACCTCTTGACGAGTCTGAACTGTGGCCACAATTTCTGAGCCGTGAGACACCCGCACAAAACCTGCTTGGTTGGTGGGGTCAGGCGTCCAGTTGTAAATATCATCTTGCGCTGACCAGCGAATCAACATGGGGTCAAGCACGGCACTGCCGTAGTCGTTACAGCCAAACACAATGACAAACCTAGAAGTGTCTGACACAACTATGCTGTTCTGGACAGTCGGCACGTCAACAATTGTAGACACTGTGCCCGTACCGGTAGAGGTTGTATTAACCGCATTACCCGCGCCATCTAGTAACTTAAACGTTAACCCGTTCACCTCAAACACATAGTACGTAGTACCCGCAGTAATACCCGTTGGCAACGAACCGCCAGAGAATTGCAGCGCCGCGCCTTCTGTATAAAGTATGGTGGAAGTCACCACAGTCGGCGAAGCGTTGGTAAACGACACTGTGCCGCCAAGAGAGTTGAGCAATACGCCGCGAGTTGTTAACCCGCCCGTTGCATCCCAATAGTACAAACCACCACCGCGTGGGCCAAAGACCAAGTCTTCGCCGTAGTTAATCTGGCTCCAAAGCTGAAGGCTAGTAACCGAAGTAGTGCCTACGCCCCAAGCACCAGCGCCCCAAGCACCAGCGCCCCAACCAGTTAAAGGTACAGCATACGCAGGGCCAGCGTTAAGTTGATACGCCGCAGAAACTGCTGAACCACCCGTTGCCCCTGCCGCAACTACAGACGATGTTGTGATTGTGTAAGCGTTGGCATTGACAAGCGTGATCTGAAACTCAGCATTTAAGACAGATGCGTACGTGCCCGTAACACCACTGAAAGTAACAAAAGAGCCGTTGGTTGCGCCGTGTGATGTAGCCGTCACCGTGACTGTGGTCGTGCCGTTACCCGTAAAAGGGTCTGTGCCAAGCGTAGTGGTTACGCGGATAGGCGTAATGTCGTAGTACGCGCCGCCGTTTTGAATGTAGAACTTTGTATTTGTTCCAACGCCCACTAGGTTGAGATTGCCCAGCGTTGTCCAGTTCCAAAGTGATCGGCAAGTACCGTTAAACGTGTTTGAAGAAATGCGTTGCCAGCCGCCAACAATCTCAGGGTTACCTTGACGGAAGCGAATTTTGTCACACTCGTACCAACCGCCTTCCGTGGTGTAGCGGGTGTTTTCTTTATTCACCCCCGGCTTAAACAGAATCTTTTGTAATGGCATTTTTAGTCCAGCAGTGCGCACTCAGAGGTACGCCGTTTAAGCAAGCCCGGCAAAACTTTGCCGCCGCCTTTAGTCCAGAGCATCAGTTGTTCTTTTGCGCCTTCCCAATCATTGGCGTTGATTTTCCTCTTTAACGTGGAAGTCTGCAAGCGTCCTGTGCCCAAGTTATAACAAAAATCCACAATGGCATTGCACTTGCGAACGTCAGTAATCAGGCCGGGGCAGTTACGCAGAACTCCGGGCAGGTACGTATGCTCAAGCTCAATCATCAAAAGCGCCCGTGCCGTGGGTTCATCCATTGGCGCGTCTTCCAAAGTCACCTTGCGTTTATCTGCGTAGTAGGTAGATCCATAACCAATCGTGGCTACGCCAGCCGGACAAAGGTAGGGCTTGGCCCGATACCCTTCATACCGTCGGCATAGTTCAGCGGCAAGCTCCAAGTTCATAGGCCACGTTGTTTCAGAGTTCTGTCAAGAAACCAATAGTTAATTGTCCCAGACAACAGGGCTGAAAAGTCAGGAGACATCATGGTCTTAAATACTTCTACGGCTGGCGCACCGGCAAGCCATGCGTTCCATGCAAACCAAACATGGACAAAAGACCAGACAAACAATATCCAGTAAGTTACGACTGGACGCACAGATGCAGACAGACTAGCCGCCCAACCACCCGCCGCCTTGACCATTTCGGCTTGTTGATTGATTGCAGCGTTGAAGGCATCCATGACACCAACGTCAATAGCAGCTTCTCTTTGAGCGCCAATCTCGGCTAACTTCTGCTGCCCACGGATTTGCTCCAACTCGCACTGACGGCTAAACATTGCCATCTCATGCAGGCGCTCGTTCTTCTTGTCAAAGAACTTTAAGACTTCAGGGGCCAGACGGAAGATACCGCCAAAAACCCCACCCAAAATACCACCACCTAGAACTTCAAACATCGGATTCCTTTATCGTAAACATCAAGTTCTTGTGCGACGGGTAGTTCACAATCACTTCACCCTCGGGGCACTTGTATTTAATATGCGCCATCAAAGTAGCGACGCCGGGTGTTACTTGTGAAGTGGTGTCAAGTTTAAACTTGTACCCAAACTTATCCACTGTGTCGCTGGCTGGCCCAGAAAACGTTGCAATGCTAGGTTTGGCTGGGTGTACGACCAATTCAGAATCCCGCACCTCTAGCTTAAATGACGTGACTTCGCAGTTATCCCTAATTTTTTGACGGGCCACTACAACCTTAAATTCGCCGTTTGCAGGCGCATCAGATATTTGGAAGTGCTCTGGTGCCCACTTGAGGATGTCTTTATGGAACACACCAAACTTGTCGGCAAGCGTATAACCCCCGCCGATCATGGCGGTTGAAGCAGTTACTGCGCCAATAATTTTAGTGTAATACTCAAGTTCCATTTCACGACCAAATCCAAACGAGGGTGAATGTTCCCCACACAATAAAGGCAACTATAAAGGCCGCAACGATGAACGCTTCAGCCCATTCCCACACATCTATCCCTGCACTGCGTTAATTGTTACCGTGCCAGTATCGTGGTCAATTGCCATAAACCCGTAGCAAGCAATGTTCCAATCAGGCCCCTCGGACGCTTCACTCCAAGACGCCACATTTAACTTAACCTCTGCCGCTAAATACTCAATATCGTTTTCAAATACGCGCCACACATGTAGCATAGTCCCGCGATCAGGCTGACCACGAGACTTGTTGAAACGAATCAAATACTTGTTCACTCTGGAATGGTAGGCCAATAGATGTTAGTCGGAAATTCTGCTTGTAAGCGAATCTCACGCAACTCACGGCGGTACGCAACCCACAGAGCTTTTTGCGTTTTGTTCATAGGCACGTCAGGCAACATTGACCAGTCGGATTCGCGCAACAATCTTTTGGCCTTTTCCCAAGCAAGTTCAGCAGGGGTTGATTGCGCTGGGGCAGGGGGTTCTTCACCCACAACAAACCATCCTTGGTCGTTAAAATCTTCACCAAGCCACGACAGATCACCAAGCTGGTCTTGAATACCGGCTAGACCAAAAATCGGCCCCCAGTTTTCAGGAAGCTTTTGCGGTTCGTTTAGTACTTCACCGGTCGACAGTTTTTTCAGTTGCCATAACATTTTCGTTACTCCTTACAGGCGTATTAAGCCCGGATTGATTTTCATTTGATATTTTGGCATGAGACGGGTCGTTTGGGTAGTGTGCCCATCCAGTACCTGCAAGGAATGGAGCCGCATTTTCTTTCCACTGTCGCCAGCTACCAAAGTCACTTCGTGGCTGGATGTGTATATGGCAACCAATATTTGCGGCCAATTGATGGATAAGCTCCACAATTTCGTGCTGCTCCATAGGGCACCATAAAACTTTACCGTCGTTTCCCCTCATCATTATTTCTGTTACGCCACCAAAGCATGTTCCCACTGTAACTGAACGCGCCCTGTTGAGCACCGCAGCAAAATTTGCTTCTTCTTGTTTTTCGTGAAACTCTTTGATTTTGGTATCGTGGGATGTTTTCATTGTGGGTTCCAAGAAATATTTACAAAACCACAAGTGCCAACAGTAACTGGGTAGGAAGATCCGCCTGTTACAGAAACGCCATTATATGTAGCGTTAGTTCCGGGATTAGAATTGCCAGCAGTGCCGGCATTACCAGCAGAACCTGTTAATCCCCTACCGCCAGCACCGCCGGGACCGCCGGGACCTCCAACGTTAGAGGTGTTAGATGAAGACGCATAACCCCCACCACCCCCGCTTCCACCATTTCCACCGGCGTTAAAAGGGCTGCCCGACGTCGGGTTACCGGCGTTACCGGGGCTGCCAGCAGATCCGTTATAGTTATAAACATAGCCAAAATAAGGAACGCAACATAGAACAGTGTAATACTGACTAGCACCAGCATTACCCGGGCCTCCACCATTACCCCCATTGCCGCCGGTTCCGGGATTTCCTGAGTTTCCGGAAGTTCCAGAGTTTCCATTTCCAGCAGCAAAAGTTTGACCTATTGCAGAAGATGTAACCCCTGCTGAACCGCTGCCACCAGCGCCGCCACTTCCACCAGCACCCCCTGAACCGGGATTACCGGCTGAAGGCGAGCCACCTCCAGTTCCCGCCCCGGGGCCAGAACCTGCACCACCGGTGTTTCCTGCACCTCCGGGGGAATATTGACCGGGACCCGAACCACAGTTAGAACTGTAAGCAGCATACGCAGCAGCAGGGCCCCCGTTTCCGCCTCCGCCTCCACCTCCACCCCCCGCAGTGCCAGCAGTGCCAGCGTTTCCAGCGCTTCCGGCTACACCTGAGCCGCCCCTGCCTTGAATAGATACGGTGCTAATTCCCGCAGGAGCAGTCCATACCCCCGATGAATTAAATGTTTGTGAACCGCCGGGGACAATAGGTTTACCCCCGAGCACGCCGATCTTTGATGAGCCAATAGCCATAGCGCCCCCTTAAGTGTAATGAAACCAGCCAGTTACGATGTACTTGCTGTTGCTACCAAAAACTGTATTGCCGCGATGTGCGTGCGTGTATGTAGCAGGCCATATAACCATTGTATTTTCTATTGGGCTAATACGGCGCTGTTGATACAAAAATTCTGTTTCCCCAGCTTCTTGGGGCGTCAGGGTATTTAGGTAAAGCATATACACTAAAACACGGCTAACGTGTTCTCCGTTGCCTTGCTCTGCATGCCATATATGGTAGCCACCGCCGGGATTTGTGCGTTGCATTTTCATGTGCGTTCCAGCTATTTGAGCGTCTTTTAGAATTGAAAACTTCTCAATATAGTTGTCGTAACAACGCTGCAACCCATCAAAAAACACCTGCGTAGTCCGCATGTTCTCAAACGCAGTCACTGATTGACCGTTAAGATTTAGAAACAACTGCAAGTCATTTTTAAAGTGCTTTGGTGCTCCTTCGCCACGTTGACGATCGGTACCCGCGCCAGATTCAGTAAGACGTTCAAACTCATTAATAAGATGCTGGCAATACCCTTGAGGGTACACGTCAGAAAAAACACCGATAAAATCTTTGTAGTCTGCGTTCATTTAAAAGCTGGCCCCGAAACCCAAGCAACAAGAGACTGACGGCTCCCCTGCGTAACCGGCGTTACTTGATGTAACACATAAGATGGGAAAGCGGCAATCAAACCCCGTTGTTTGCGTACATTTACAGGGTTGCCTGTCGTCATAACTTGCAGATTACCGCCTTCGTATTCCGATGGATCAGTTAACTGCACAACCAAAGAAAGTTTGCGGCTTATCCCGCCACCGTAATCCTGATGCCAGCCGTACATACCGTTTTCAGACTGATCGTAGTTTGTAAGTTGTAGCTTTTCACCAAACCCAGTAAGCTCAAACCTAAAATGATCCGCGTTTAGTTGAGAAGCTACATGCGCCAGCTTTTCGAAGACCCATTTTGTGTTTGGGTTGTTATCCAACCACGATATTTGAGAGCGCCTGACATTTGGGTTAACCCCACCCATACCACCACCAAGCCCTACTACAGCGTTTTGGTCGGCAGCTTTTGCTTTTTGCTGTAGCCAATTTAGTTCTTCCTCAGAGAAAGCACCTTCCCACCAAGCAAAAGGCTCGATTCGTTTTGCATACGGTGTTAGCAAATACTGCATGGACGCTCTCTGTGTGAAATGATGAAGTGTATGGATTTTGTTTCGGCTTGTGAAGTGTTTGGCGTCAATTGATGCTGCATCCAAGAGTTAGCAAACAAAAATGTTCCGGGCTTTACATTGTTAAAGTGCACATAGGACGATGCATTTGTGAGTTCCGGCCCATGTACGTAATCCAACTCAATCATTTGTTTGTTCATGCGTGGGTCATGGTAGACGGGGTACGAGCCGCCTTCTGGCGTTTCCAAAAAGAACCAGCCACAAATTTGACTATTCTTATGTAGGTGCACGTTTGTACCCGTCATACATTTAACATCCTGCCCCCACAGACCTGACAAATACAACTCGTACTTGTTCATGTCATATCCTTGCTCACGCAAGATGGTGTCGCCTGCTAACAACAAATAGTCAACCAAGAATTTTAAATCTGGGTCGTTTGCCATGTGCGCTGTCTGCGCCATAGGACCGCCGTTTTGAGCGGCGGCGTAATACTTCTGAGCAACCTGAAGAGTGTAGCCAACCCAATCAGGATGCTCTTCGCGATAAACCTTCGCGGGGAAGTATTCAAAAGCTTCCATTAAGCATTAGTTGCGGCTACTAGCGCGTTGGCAAAAGCAGCAATATCAGCAGGTGTAATTTCGCGCTCATCAGCAGGTTTGCTACGAGCATTTTCAACCAATGTCTGCTGAGCCAAACGCGTAGCGTCCAGCTTCTGTTGTGCAGCCATGATCGTCATTTGGTTAGCGTGACGTGCATTTTCTACAGCCACCTGCACAGCCACTTGCATGTCTACTTGTGCTTGTTGTTCAGTTGTTAAAGCCATGTTGTGCTCCTAATTAAGAAAGGTTAGCCATTGGGATGGAAACGTACCAAGTCGTTCCACCGTTGGGGGAGAAAAAGAACCAAATGTCCACAGCGTTGGCTGCGGTTGTACGTGTCACTGAACCACCGGGGTACTTGAATGTACCGCCAGAGAAAGCAACAGTTCTACCAGCCGTGCCATCATTCGTCAAGATCAGTGTAAACGAAGTTGCTGTGTTTGCGGTAGTCGTACTTGGTGCAGATAGAGTAAATGTGCAGTTACCGGTCAGTGTTGCTGTGAACACGTTGCCTGATGTGCAGGTGATGGTCGTTGCCGTACCAGAGCTACCTAGTGCCGTGACCTTGTCAGCCCAGACGCCTGAGAGGTAGCCTGCTGTGTCAATTGTTGCATAAGCACTTGCGCCAGATGCGGCGGTAAACTGAATACCAGCAGAACCACCCACAACTTTTAATTGGTTGTCGGTGGAGCGTAGCATCAAGCCTGATGTTGGAAATGTAGTTGTGCCAGCAAGATTTAATGGGCCTGTTACCCCAAGTGTAGTCCCATCAAAACTCAACGCAGACCCAGTAGCCAACGCGCTTGTAGACGAGGCATACACCAGACCGCCTGATGTAAATGAAGTTAGGTTTGTACCGCCGTTAGCTACGGGCAGCGTGCCTGTAACGCCTGTGGTTAGCGGGAGACCTGTTGCATTAGTCAGCGTACCAGAAGCGGGCGTTCCTAAAATGGGGGTAACAAGTGTTGGCGTATTTGACAACACAACACTACCAGAACCAGTAGAAGTTGTTACACCCGTACCACCGCTAGATGCGCCCAGTGTGCCAGCCAAAGTGACTGCGCCTGTCGTAGAGGTGCTCGGGGTTAAGCCGTTCAGCGACGTTTGGAAGGAAGTAACGCCGCTATTAACAGAACCTGCAACTTTGACGTAGTCTGTGCCGTTGTAATAGACAAAACATTTCTCGCCCACTGCAACAGAAACACCTGTTTGACCGGAAGCTTTGAACGTTACCGCACTTGTAGCGCCTGCGTGATCCACCATGTACAGCTTACTGTAGCTGGGGCCTGTAATAACTTTGGTAACAGACTGCGTACCGGTAATGCGAATCACCATGTACTGGGCTGTTGTTGACCCAATGTTTGATGCAGTGGCATCGCCAGTAGTGTTGGCCAATGTGATTGCGCCATCGCCAGCAAAAGACAAAGTGCCCGCGATAGCAATGTTGGTGTACTGCGTAATACCGTTGTTGACGGTATCGCCCCATGTGCCTGAAAGCTCGCCCTGTACTGGGAGAGCTAAGCCTAGTTGTCCCGTTGCGCCTGTAGCCATTTAAAACTCCTGTCTATACGTAGCACTTGGCTACATTGTATTGATTATTTGCCAGTCTGCTGTTTCGCTGTTATCAATTAGACTCCAGTAAAACTTACCAAAACTGCCAACATTACCCATAGCTTGATTGCCCGTGATAGCAACCAACCTTGCGCCAATTGACACCGTGCCAACAGCACCTGCCGCAGACACGCCTGTGAGGGCTAGTGCCTTAACGGGAACTTCGTCTCCAACAAGCCCTGAAGCGCTGACACCTGTCAGTGCAATTGACCTATCTCCAACCGAGACGTTACCAACAGAACCAACAGCTTCAACGCTACCAGCTTGAAAATTAAACACCGCCGTGCCAACTGCGCCAGAGGCCGTAACCCCGGTAAGTGCAACAGTACGTTCCCCCATTGAAACATTACCAACAGCGCCATTGGCCTGTACCCCAGTGATTTCAGCGGAGTAAGTAAAGTCAACACTTCCAACCGCGCCTGTAGCAGATACACCAGATAACGCTACAGTCCTATCTATTCCTACAGTACCAACAGAGCCTGTTGCAATAACACCGTCTTCGTCTTCTGCTGCGCTAACAGCTACGGTTCCAACAGCGCCAACCGCCCCAACGCCCCCAAGACCAGACTCACGCCCGGGAATAGAAAGTTCTCCGGGCGCCCCTGTAGCCGATACCCCAGTAAGTGCAATCTGTCTTTCTGCAACAGCAACAGACCCAACTGAACCTGAAGCCGCTACTCCTGTAATGGCTACCTCATAAATAAACTCAACACCAACTGTGCCAACAGAACCAGAAGCCGAAACACCCGATAAAGCTACAGTAACACTAACACTCGCTGTACCAACAGCGCCAGACGAGGCAACGCCAGAGAGTTCAGATTGCTGACCTCCCCAACTATTGTCGCCCCACGCCCCTGCGCCCCATGCGGTTGTCATGTCCTGCCCTCCTGTTTAGGAGGATCAGGTTGTAGCTAAACGCAGCAACGCAGTAGATGTTGTATTAGAAGGCATTGTTAAAGTGAACGTACCCGCAGTCACAGTCTGTGAACCAAAGGTATGAACGCTTACTGCTTTATTGCTTTGCGTTGAGTTGTAAATCAACACCGCGTCAAACGCTGTAGTCAAAGTTACGTTGGTGTACGTAATACTGGCTGAAGGTGTAACAAACGCAACGCCCGCTGTTGTAGAGCTATTAGTCGCCGTTGGGGGTGTACCAAATGTGACCGCTACGCCGCCAGCCGTGTAGTTTGTACCTGTAACTTCGCCTGTAGCCGAGTAAGCAGTAGTGCTTGCGTTGTATGTAGCAGAAGCCAAATACAGCGCTCCTTTAAAACTGTCTGTTGCGCCGGATGCGCGAACTGGGGCAGTGCCAAAGTTATGGGTTGCGGTCATCAACTCGCCCATGAAGCTTGTTGTCATTGCTTGGGTATTTGCCATGGTTGGCTCCTTAGTTAAAAGATGCGGCTTCTGCCACAGAACTTACATTTTTCTTAAGAGCTACATGCACCGAACGATGCACAAGCTCCCCGTCTAACCAGTACTCCACCCATGTGGTCGACTCGTTGTCATTATCCAATGAACCTTCACGCTTTTCAAGCAATGAATCGTCCATGTCGCCTTTGGTTGTAGTAACAATCAATTTGAACTCCTAATTAGTGAAGTGGTTGCGCCATTGGTTGGCATAGTGACTGTGAACGTAGTTGTAGAAGTCTTGTCTGAACCAAAGTCCAACACAGCAACAGATTTGTTGCCTTTACTTGAGTTATAGATCAACGCACATCTCGCGGTAATTGCGCCTGTCCAAGCAATGTTAGGAAAGCCTACGTAAGCCGTATAGCCAGAAGTGCTGACTGTAATGGGTGTTAACTGCGCCCCGCCAGCAATGTAAGTGCCTGTATTAGCTACTTCATCAGTTGAACTGTAAACAGTTGTATCTTCATTCAGGTTGGCATTAGCCGTATATAGAGCAATCTTGATGACGTCGGTCGTCAGGTCATGAATGCCTTGGTACAACTGCGCCTTGAAGCTCGTGGTCTGGGTCTGGATAATTGACATATCAAGTTACCTTCTGACGGAACTGACCAGAACGGTAAGCGTCTTGACGCTCCATACCATCACCCAGACGTTTAGCCAACGCAAGCGCTTCCATGAACTTCTGGTTGTACAGCGCCATCATGTCAGCCTCGCCCTTCATGTAGGTATAAGCCTCAACCAATGATCCATACAAAAGCACAGAATCAAAGTTGTCGCCAAGCCACGTACGGCCATCCGCCGCCACCGTAATGGACTCTGGGTAGTAGTAATAATGCAACTCAACTGTGTAGTTGGCATCTGGCTTTGGGCCAAGAATAAACGTCAATTCATCCGTAATGGTGCTGCCGCTGACTGTCGGGCCAAACAAGGCGTAATACCTTGGTAAACCTACATCGCTGGCGCTTGGATACGCTTGACGAATAAAGTTAACGTCTTTGTTTAACAGGTACTCGTAGTTGCCAGTAGCGTCAATGACCGCCAACGAATACGAAGCTAGGTAGTCATCGGGCGCACTTAAATACGGTGTTGTTGTAGATACCACACCAGTCACGTTCTTACGAATAGATGGAAACTGAACGCTGTTGTAAATACGCTGCTCAGCCTGCGTAACGAACACAGGGATATTAGCCACGAAATCTGCTTCCGTGTTCTCCGTGTACGCCTGAATAGCAGCGCTGAGTGCGGCGTAATTCATGCCATTGGGCCTCTAGACATCAGACCTTTAGTCGCTGCGCCTGTACCGCGCATCTTGATGCCGGATGTTTTAGTAGGTTCGTTACCAGCAGATTTGCTGATGTTGCCAACGCTAACATCAAAGTTGTCAAGCTTGCTGCGGTTAGGGGGAGTACCGGGGTTCTCAGATATGCCTACAGACTTACCACTCATTGTGTGGGGCTTGGCGTATGCAGAAGCAGGTAGATTGTTAATCTTGGCCATGATATTAACCTGTGGTTTGGTTGTTAGCACGAGACAGATTACGTCCCAAGCGCATACGGTCATCGGTTGTAGGGCCACCCTTTTTTAATTTCAAAGCTGTGCCTTTGCCGCCTTTGTGTTCTTGCTTGTCGTGCTGCTTGAACGCTTTTTTAATCAGAGCAACGTCTTGCTTCTTGTCTGATTTCATGTTTTCTTTTGCCATATTAAGCTCCTATGAAACTGTTACTGTAACTGTACCAACAAATGTCGTTGCCACCAAGTAGTTGGGGGTCAAAACTGCATCAAAAATACTAGCGCCCCCTACTGGGTTCCACCCCCACTGCAGATCACGAGAACCGCCAGTCAGACTGCCACTAGCGTTAACGCCTGCTGTGACGTAGGTTGTGTCCTTGCGTGGATTACGCACAGCTTGTGGATCGTCCACTGGAAACATACCTAGCAACAACTGCGGCTGATCGGGATCCCAACACGCACCGCACACAAGCAGATTGTAAATCTTTGTCTTCTGTATCTCTTTACGCAGTGCCGTTAATTTGAACTGTTGGCCGCACCTATCGCACATGGCGATACTGTTCTTACCAGAAGCAAACCGATTGCCCATTTACGTACCGCTACCAATAAACATTTGCCTCGGAACAAAACGAACCGCAGCCTTTTCACGATCTTCATCAGCAGCCAACTGCCAAGCTTCATCGTACTGTTGTTTCAAGACGGGCAGGCGCTCAGCGCCCCCTTCAATCTTAAGCGCCAAGTAATAAGCCAGACCTGCCACCATGCAGGGCAGGAAGCGGAAAGGCACGTCCATCGTGCGCACGCCACCGCCAGCATCATCAATACGGCGCATGCGCCAGTACACAAACTGATACGTTGTGCTGTTGTCTGGTGTTGGCCAAACAGTTATAGATGGCAAATTCTGGGTGTACACAGCCACACCAGTTAAATGCGCTGCGGCAGTTGTGCCGTTCTGCCCACGGAAGCAGTTGTACAGCACGTTGCCAGAAATGTAGCCGTACTGAATAGTCTCGGATTCAATCAACAAGAACCCTGTAGCGGGAAGCCCCGCAGTGGATGTCAACGTGATTGTTGTATCTGTAGCACTGATACCGCCGTTAAGCGTAGTGCCAATTGAAGAAGTCTGGCCGTCCAAACGCTGATACCACACCTGAATTGGTCGAGCTTGTTGCAGTTTGTTGGGGATGGTGGCGTACGTAGAAACACTGATACGCGTAATGGTCAGGTCAGCCTGCGTGGATGCGCTACCCGCGCCCGTGCGAATCACGTGTTCAAGTAGATCCACTGTATCTACAGGCAGTGCGTAAGTGTTCAGACCCGGAGTCAGGTTAATCGTACCCTGCTCAAACGTCCACATGTTGACGCCACGGTTTGCCCAATCAGCAAACATCAAGTTCAATGAACGACGGGCTGTACGTAAATCGTAGCCCGTGCGCAACTCTGAACCGGCGCGTTCAAACGCTTCCTCAACCAACTCATTGAGGTCAAGATTAAACGCTGCGGTTCCTGAAGTGGTCATCTAAAGCCTGCCGTTTTCTTTGCAATCGTTTTGGGTTGCGCTACGAATTGTTTTCCGGCTTTTTTGCCAGCACGTTTCGCACGCGTTGTCGCAGCGTACTCAGCAGGACTGAGGCTTTTAATCGCAGCACTAGGAAGGTATCGCTCGCCCGTGTCAGAA